GGGCAAAAATGTTGTTAAGAGTATTGCCCAAACACGTATCAGCTTGCCCAGACTTCATTTGGCCCGTACACCGCATGTACAACCCATACCTCAACCTCGCATTAGTTGTTGTGTGAATCAAACTTCGGATCAAGGTAAAATTGTCAAGCAAAATCGGGTCAAACCCACTCATGCTGTTTTTATCAAATATATGACCGTACACGCGCTCCAAAATACGACCGAAACCAAAATGCTGAGTTGCATCGTATTGCGAATAATCATTGTCGATGTAGTTATAATCACCATCTTTAGCTTTTTGAAATGTTTCTGAAAGCTCAGTAGGTGTGAGACCACACGCAAAAATGATATTTGAATCTGCATCGATCTTCAGCATCTTTTCTATGGATCGATTTATGGACGCGATAATCATGCCCATGGTTATTGCAACGTAATTGCTTTGCGCCAAGACAAGTCTGGGACTTTTTCCCGAGTTGGCATCATCCTTGTCTTGCTTGATCAATGGACTTTGACGCAGCCATTTTTGGGCAGTTTGTTTGTCAATGGCCTTAAACTTGCCATTTTTGTCAGTCATTTCCGCCCACGCTTTAGCATTGACCTTCCTCCTCGACTGGGAAAAATGAGAATTCCACTCATCAAATGAGACAGGAGTTATGTCAGGTAGCCGCTTAAAGAACTCTGGCAAATAATAGTAGACTTTTCGTTCAAATCTACGCCACTCTGTTGGACACACATGTGTTTTAGGATTAGTTATCCTGGCTAATGCTGCAATGAGTTCATTTTCAAAGTTGCGCGCTGCACAGGTGGTGTAGTACTGTAGGGAGCCACCCATAAAGTACATACCATCTGGTTGGAATTTACGCTTGCTTTCCGTAAATAATGTGGTGAGTCGCTCTTGAGCCAACATATGTCTTTCTTCGCTCACCATATATTTCTGCTTTTTCCAACATTTGTAACAATAGACGATGTCTCCACCGGCTGTCACATGATCTGTTTTCCCGCATCGCATACAAACGCCTTCCCTCTGCCCAGATGATCCAAGATAAAAATGTTTTGGTCCTTGATAGGAAGGGATCCTGATCGTGGGCAGGCGAACCCTGATACCGGGTATATACACTGGGGTCAACGTCTCCAAAATGTGACCAATTGAGCGCAGAACGGGATCTGCACTCTTCAATAAGGTACGAGACGTTGCCTCAG